AAGCTAGTCTAATTGGTCTAGTTATCAAGTGTTGCACTTCAATTTTAAATCGGGGCATATTTTTTATATAATTCGAAGCATAGGAATATCGTTATTTTTACTTCTAAATTCATGATCAAAAATTTTTTCCAATTCATCAACGGGGAAACCAGTTTCATCAATTAATTCCGATTCTGACATTAATTGATTATCAAGTATTAATTGTAATGATTTATTAAACAGTGTAGGTCTCTCGACCGATATGGCCTCTGCACCGGTATCGTATGGTTCAACTTTTCTCCATTTATTGTACGAAATCTTTTTATTCAAGTACAAATACTGATCATCCGTTATTAATTCCAATTGATGCGCTCTATATGCAATTGCTGAAATAGCAACCTTCCACTCTAGTTTCATCTGTTTTAAATAATCTACAGAAGTTGATATTAAAGAATCTGAAAAAGAATCACTTGGCATTAAAAAACAAGATGCAAAATAATTTGCTTGTTTTTCCAATAAATTTTTGTACTCCTTATTATTGAACGAAAAAATGGAATCTACATAAGTGTGTAATAAAATATGCCCCAGTTCGTGCGCTTCGTTAAACCTTCTTCTTACCGCAGATTCATTATTATTTGTTAAAACTATAAAAGGAGTACCATCTATTATGCTAGAAACAGCATCTAACTTACTACTACTCATATTAGCTTCAGAAATAACAATTCCATTAACTTCTAATACGTTAGAGACGTTATTGATGGGAGCATTACCTAGTTTCCACAACTCCCGAACCTTTTGTGCCATCCTCTCTATATCGTTATTAGAAATATCAGCGATATTTTTGTCAATTAGTTTTGGAAGGTTCACGTTTGGATAATCGATAAATTTTTTTGTTAAATTATAAATATCTGACACAAAATCTAATCTAGTAGCTTGCATATTTCTTAGTCTGTCGGTTGAAGCCGCTTGACTTCTAAAGAATATTGTTCCCATATTCTTATCGGAATTAATCTCTTTAGTAAAAAAGTTAGCAGGATATTTCAAGACTGCCATTAATTTTACAAGGCTTTCGCCTCTAGGTTCTGTTGTTCCCATTTCATACTTAGAAATTGATTGCCGGCTAACTCCGCTTTGCTTTGCTAACTCTGCCATAGTCAAACCTCTGCTAAGTCTTGCCTTTTTTAGTTGTTTTGGATTAATTTTTTTTGGTTCCATCATTATTATCTCTGACCTCCAGGTATTGCTTTATCCTATTGTTCAATGACAATTCCAAATCTTTTTCTTGACTTCCCGTATATGGCTTTACAACATATAAACTATTTTCAATATTAATTTGATCAATCCACTTGGTACATCCAACATTCGGAATTCCAAGTCTTCTAAATTGTAATTTATAATCATATCCACCATAAGTTGCCATAACATAAGGTGTCGTTAACTCTCCATAAGATTCATTAAATTCATCATCAAATAAACTAATTTCTTTGTTTAAGAAGCTCCTATTATCACGGTTCCAAGCTGATTTCGGCATAGAATAGGGTTTGAATACTTTATGATATGTCATAATGAGCCCCTTAGCTTCAATTACCGGATATTTATAACCGTTTGGCGAAACAATCTTTTCTGTAATATTAGCGTCTATATCTTTTCTTCTAAACTCATTTTTCAATACAAAATCAATACAACTATGACGTAACATGCCGTAAGAATTTCTAAAATCATTTGCTTTAAGGTATTCGTTTTCCTTAATAATTTTATTAAAAAGTAAAAAGCCTTCTTCAAGACTAAAATTAACTAGTCCCGTAATTCTTTTATCACAATTTGTTGATAGATAATTTTCTAAAACCCCCATATTAACATCTCCTTCTATATACATAGTTCGGTGGTTGTTAATATATTACCTTTTTTTATCGTTTTTGTCAATTTTAGTTTTAACTATCTATTTAACGATTTAATCTGTTTCTACTCCAAATAATGCTACATAAACGCCGTTAAACATAAGAAAAGTTACCCATATAAAAAATCACCGCTCAAATGAGCGGGCCATGATTGCATTAACTAATCTTAAAACACAGCTTACTGATATGATTCAAGAATTGAAAGCATAAAAAATAAGCCTAACCCCAATTAAGGAGTTAGGCTTATTTAATGTCCTATGTTAGTCAAATGACACCCAAACATTATTGGCTGTGCCGACTGGGTGAACTGGCATCCATACCGAATCCCCGTTGTTAGTTGTCCAGTGACACCAAACATAACCGTCACGGACTGCAACGCGATCATAGTAGATTGTCGTGTGAGTAGGCAACTTACCGGCACGTACTGCGCTTAAAGATGGCGTATTAAGTCGAGCTTGAATAGGTTGATTGCCATTAGTAAAGTGCCAATTCTCAACCCATCCATTAGAATTGTTTGGCTTTGTTGGCGCAGGAACCGCTGGTTTAGGTGTTGATGGTACTGCAGCGGTGCCATCTTCAGGCAATCCAGTCTGTAAGTCATGTGCTAACTTCTGTTTTGTCACCCCGAACCGGGCAAGATAATCGTAGGGATCGGTGTGGTTACCCCAAATATTGTTGGTGACCCATAAGTGCGTCTTAATCCCACGGCCGTTACCATCTAGCGTGAGCGGAATGCCGTATTTAATCGCACTGTTACGAGCTAAGTTGACATAAGCTGCATAATCTTTGGCGAACTGGGCCTTGTCGTACGTGTGGGCTAACTCGATTTGAACAGGTGAACCAGCATTGGCAACGGCCCCCGCACCCCATGCTTGATAGCCCTCAGTACCTCCAGCGAAAACTTTACCGCCATCGCCAACATAATACTGCACATAAGATTGTGTAGAAGCCCAGGCGCGTTTTAAATAGCTGGCGTTTTCCCAAGCCTTAGATTCGGTGCCGACATCATGCAGAATAATATAATTGTTGCTAGTCTTGTACGCGGACCCTTCATTGTCCGCAAGCTTATAAGTATTATCAATCGAATAAGCTTGTACGCCACTTGCTAAATTTGATGCAAATAAAATAGCCGCCCCAAAGGCGACTACTAGGTTCATTAAGCTATTTTTCTTCATCGTTGTTCTCCTTTTCTTCAATTTGGTCGTTAAATACATCTAGGTACTTCATGAGCCACTTAACATTAATACCTAAATCATGGGCATTTTCTAGCACGCTCCCACATTCATAAGTGATCAAGATTGCCGTATAGATCAATCCCAAATTGATTGGGATTACTACGCCAACATATGGCGCTACGTGGTCCAGTGCTGACGCAACCACGATTGTACATAGCGTGGCTAATTTAATAACCAATCCTTTCAAATTGACTGCTGACTTCCAGCTATGCATTTTCAACGCTTTGGCATAGCCAGTAATTAAATCAGCGCCAACAAGAATGAACCACCAGTTAATAATTGGCACACCACCCGAAAATAGAATATCCATGATGCCACCTCCTTTAATAAGTCCTAACATTTATCCACTTCCTACATAATTAATATTAATTGAGACAAAAATAAATAAGCATAGCCCACATGACAATGCTTAAAGCAATCGTTACAAAACAGCCATGGTTACGCATTAGGTACCTTCACTGCCGTTGCCTTAGCTAACTTAGCCCGTGCAATCGTTGTAATGTCCTTCATAGTTAAATTGTCGAACGTTTGCCCGTCTGTTAAATCGGATACGGTTACCGACATATTGGCGTTTAAGTAATCTGCGCCTTCATTGCCCGACAAGCTAACGGTAATAGATGTGGTATTCCCGTCCCCGTCGAAATTATAAGTTAATGCTGTCTTTTTAATGTTCATTATGCTTCCTCCGTTTCATTTTCAAATGCTGTTTCTAGTTGATCCATTAATAAGTCATAAGCCGCCGCATCCTGATTGCTAAACTCACTTGGATAATCAACAATAGCCTCATAGAGTGCCTTCATTTTTTCGCTATACTCGGTGAATTCAATAACCGCAGACTCTTCATCAATTTCTTTAATAGCCGTGTTTGCTTCGTCCTGCTTTTCTTCAATCAAAACGACCGACCCTGGCGTACTACCTTCGACATCCTTGCCAGCTTCATCTTTCTTGATGAACGGTTCAAGTGTTTCCTTGCGATCTTCGTTATATTCATCATTTTTAGTTGAGATCAACTTGATTAACTTAGTGCGACCGCGACTAGCCTTATTTTTAAGGCTTAGAGTGCCTAAAAAGTTGCCGATTGCTACTAGTTCTGCGTTTTTGAATTCAAGTGTTTTTGTCATGCTGTTTTTTCCTCCAATTTTCGTTTAAGTGTTTCAACTTCATTTTTCAATTTAGCAATCACCGGAATTAACGCGGGCCCGATACGGTCGTAATTAATCCCTTCTAATTCACCATCTGTCCCACGAACAACCAGCATTTCAAGCCCTGCATCTGCTAGGTCTTCGGCAATCATGCCAAAGTTTCGAGTTGGTTCGGGCTGGGTAGTTGGATCATCGCGATACCGCTTAGTTTCAGCGATATCTGTCCATGTTGCGGTTGGTAGATTTAGCAGCTTATCGCCATAGTCAGGAATGTTAGTGCGAATAATATCCGTTTTATATTTTGAGGCAGACGTGGAACGGACTAGTGCACCATCTTCGGCAACGATAACATTCGGCCCGCCACTAGCGGTCCTCCAATAGGCTGAAGGAATGTGTACGTAGCTGCCTTCAATACTTACGCGGTCGCTACGGCTAGGGTCCATCGACCCCACTCTAATGGCCGGGCTCTGATCTAATACAGACCAGAGAGTAAATGCCCTACCACCGGTTATTATAACGCCTCTATCGGCTCCGCCAAGTTTAGTCTCCTGCCAACCACCATGATCACTTTTACCAACTGCTAGACCAGCGAACGCTTCCTGTCCTATCGAGTCAGTAAAGTATTCACCTGAGTTGGCTCTATTTGCCAAAACAAGATAGTCTCGCGCTATAATATTAGCCCCATTGAAACTAGCCCCTCCAACTGAGTTACTTATCTCCAAATACGGATCTTTTGAATTGTCAAAAATAGTCGGTTGAACCAACTGTAGTTTACCCTCTTTAAGCATGACACGCGTATCACTACTTGCGGTTGATAAATAGCCTTCGTCAACGTTAATATCAATGTTATTCGAAGCCGAATGAATCCGGCCGTGTTGGAATACAACCTCGCCAGTATTCAAATTCATACTCAAGTTGGCACCTTTAATCGTACCAGTCGTGATGTTATTAGCATTCAGGTTAATAACATTCACATTAGCGGCATTAAGCGTGCCGGCTGTAATCTTATCGGCTTTAATGTCTGCAATCATTGCATCTTTAATCACTGCGTTGTCAATTATAGTCTGTCCGGTAATGTGAATCTTCTTACCGTCGATCAAGATGCCTTCCGGGCTGATGTTGATTTGGTTTACAATCTTGTCTTTTTCGACACGCAAGTTGATGTCGTTTGCTAGTTGCGTCACCTGTGACTTATCAGCCTTATTCTGGACTGTACCTTGAATACCGTTAACCGTTACTTGTAACTGGCTAAATTGGACTTCTGTTGCCATGTCTTCCGGCGCTTGTTTCCAGTCAGTCGCCTTATTCCCTCGCTCAAACTGCATGTTATATACAGTAACTGTCCTTGTAGTAGCGACACCGTCCATACGAACTTGAATTCCTGTCGCCGTACCACTCGTAGTCCAATCTGATTTCCATTGAACTGTATACACAACGTGCCCGTTGTCCTTCATAGCCCCGTCCGCACCTTTGAATTGTGCCCATGGTGTGTCGTTAAATTGAGGGAATATAGTCCCGTACGCCCCCGTACCGACACTTGCATAATCAAAGGACACGGTCACATAATCGCCGTCATTGAAAGGCGCTTGCTTGATTGTTCCAAATGTGAATGGCCACTTCCCCGAGCTACTCTGATTAGCGTCCCCAGACCCTTGCACTTGCCACGTGGTGCTTGTGTCAGCTAAATAGTTGCGTGCGCCAATCGCAAGATTATCCAGATTATTCTGAACCTTTGACACGCTCAGATTTATCGAATCCGCAGTTGACTTAATCTGCGACTGTGCCCATGTTTGAGTTGCGTAACCATTAAGATCTTTCTGCTCAATTTTCTTGGAGATATCAGATTCCATACCGTCAACAGTTTGTGAAAGCTTGGAGAAAGCGGTAACCGAGGCGTTATCAGCTGGATTAGGACACCAATCAGTTGCTAGACTGCCTTTTTCCAGTTTTTCTTCTTTTGCCGTGCAAGCGAAATCATTAGAAATGTGCACAACATGTGGACTTATATAAGATACGCCACTAGGAACTGTGAACGTCCATGAAACTTTACCTAATGAAGAATAAACAGCACTAGAAACCCATCCAATATATTTTTTATTGCTGTCATACCCCCAATACCCCAAAACAAAAGAACCCGTTAATTTTGTTAAATATATTGAGTAGGTATAGGTGCTCCCAACATTAACAGCAGGTCGAACATCAGGTTGTGAATTCCAACCCCAACCGAGGGCAGTTGAAAAGTCACCTGTGTACGACTGTTCTGACGAACTCGTCCCTACTAATAAGTTAGTCCCCACGGCACTGCTTTGAACCTGTGTCTGAACAGTCATCATGGTACTATTCAGTTCGGTAGCAGTCTGTTTAAGTTGACTAATATCATTCTTATTAGTCGTATTATCACTTGTTAACGTATTAAACCCGCTACTCAATTCTTTAGATGATGCTTGTAAACTACCGATATCCGTAGTCTGCTTACCGAGAGTATTATTAACCGTTGTAAACTGGCTCTTAAAAGAACTTGAGTCAGCCTTTAAGTCGTTAATACTAGTTGTCTGACCATCAACAGTCGTTTTGACACTTGATAACGTTGAGTTAATTCCATCAGCGGTAACGTTAATCTGCGACTGTGTCCATGTTTGTGTGGCATAGTTCGATAACGTGTTATTAAGCTCAGTTTTGGAGACGGTTAACGCAATCTGGTCATTAAGCAACCTGACGCTTGATGTGTTTTTAACAACACTATCATTAATAGTATCCGCATAGGACTTATCAGCCTTTAACTTAATCCCGCTAGCATTTTGAGAAATATCAGTCTGCTGTGATGTGACAGTGCCTTTTAACTTATCGTAATCCGTCTGGTTAACCTTTGACTCAAGCTCATTATTAACCGTCGTGAATTGACTCGTGACGCTAGTTGTTAAAGTTCCCACTTTACTAATCGCGTCTTTAGCTGACGTCAAAGAGTCCGCTGCGTCTTTAATTGCGGTAGCTGAGTCTTTTCTAGCCTGAGCCGAGTCAACCATTGCGCTACCAGAGTCCGTTAAAGCTTTTTTGGCGTCGGTTAAAGCAGCAGCCGCATCAGTCTTGGCTTGGTCGGCCGTGTCGTTTGCAAATCCGGCTTTGGCTACTGCGTCATTGGCACCATCTACTGCCTTGTTAGCCTGATTCTTTGCTTCTTCGGCTTCTTTTTGAGCAGCATCGGCAGCCTTTTGAGCATCAGTAGCAGGTTTGGTAGACGTTAGAAACTCCCATTTGCCATCCTTATAAATCCACTCCTCAGTATCAGGCCCAACATGCTTATACCAAAGGTCTCCCTCTTTAGGAAAGAGTGGTTTCTGGTCTTCGGTTCCTTCATAGATATGATTACCCTCAGCGCCTTCACGACCACCAATTTCGTTAACAATATTGCTCATAGATCCACCATAACTATAGGTTACAGATGAATTAGTAGACGTTTCAGCTTTTGAACTAGCGGTTAACCCACCGTTAAAAGTGAGCGTGTAAGACATGTTCGGCACCTTAAACTCATTGCCCTGCATGTCTTCTAGAGTTAACCAATCACCTGCTTCAACGGCGGGATTTCCATTCCAATTCAATGTGAACGGATAGTAGTTAGTAAACTTGAGCGATTCATACATCCGATCAAGAACATCCTGGGTCATAACATTGTTGGCCAACTTTATTTGAGATCCGGAGCTTGAGCCACTCTGTAATACTGTTGTTTTAGATGTCTCATTACCGTTCTCATCTTTGCTTGTTGTCACAACCGTACAACTAATCCCGTTCAACTTAAAAAAGGTCTCGTTTTTAACAAGGCCTTTTAGGAAGTATTGACTTGGGTCAATTTTAAATTCGCTATCAACAAGCGTTCTAATATCAAGGTAGCCATCACGATCAAACAATGCAAATCCCATTGCAAATTGTGCAATAATCCCAATCACATCACGGTAGGAATAACCAATCGGTTCATTGATAGATTGGTTAGGCAATCTTGCAAAACTTGTATCGTTAACTCTAACGCCAGCCATATTAGCAATTTCTACGGCAACTGATTTAATAGTAGCCGGATAACTCAGCTTTGATTTATACGCTCCGCCGAGCATCACCATTCGATCCATACATTCAATGGTTGTTGAGTTGTTGTTGCGGTCCATCTGAATCTTATCATCAATAATGAATGTGCCCATCTTGACGTATTCAGTTGTCCCATCAGCTTTAACAATGCCGAACTCTAACAATACTTCATCTAGTTGTTTCAATCCTTCAACTAAGTGACTAAAAGTAATTTTTGTTGAGTTCATATAGGTTGAGCCAATAGAAAACTGCTCACCGGTCATTGCGCCCGAATCGTAATTAATACTAGTTAAATCATCACTATCATAAACGGTCTTTCCAATCGTGACACGCGCACGAAGCTCTCTATCCGGCGCTGCAAACGCTGAATTAAACGCGTCACTTACTTTCAGCATATAATCCCTCCTTACTTCTCAACAAAATCAAAAGACAACCCCTTCCATTCAATCCGTGAAAACTGAGTGTTCCATGAATAAGTCGGCGCCGTTCGGTCGCCAACATAAAAGGTTCGTGTAGCTATTTTTCCATCTTGTGGATCAGGATAAGTTACAGAAACGAATACTGGGGACACAGCTTGAAGAATAGCAGCAGATTCAGCCATAGAACAAGGCCCCCATGAGACTTGTAACTTCCGTTTCACAGCGACCCTATCCCGGTTCATATTCCCCTTTGCATTTCTCGTTGTATTGCCATCAATATCCTGAATTGCTACCTGAAAAGACTGCGGTGCTTTAACCGCTGTCCCACCAATTTTTAAATATGACACGAATATCAATCCCTCCTAAATATTGAGCGGAATCTTACCGGTCCGCTTGATTTCTTTATTGATCACTTTAATAACAGTTCTACCCAAAACATCGTCATTAAGTTCTAGAATGAGTGGTTGTTCAACAGTTGCCTGTTGCCCGCCATCATTACCTCTATTGCTTAACAACTCTGCAATTACTGATAGCACGTTGTTAGTGCCTACACCACCAGTTTGAGTATTATTGCCATTTGATAAATCAAAATTACTTGAGAAGTTATCTTCTCGAGACAACACTTCAGGCAATTGCAATTGACCAAAGCCCATCATCTCCGATGCTTGTTGCATCAATTCCCAAGCACGAGATCTATTGGTTAAAGGCAACACCATTTCTTGATTATTGCCTTCACCCATCTCATAAAGTCCGTGCTTAAAGATTGGACCACCATTGGCGTAACCATGACCACGCCCGATAACTCCTAACATATCAGAACCATAACGCGCCTTAGCATAGTGAATACCAGCTAAGGCGTTATGATAGCCCTTCATAATGTTGCCGTAGCCGGGAAACTTATAAGCAGCAAAAGTTCCGGGTTTAACTTGTAACAATCCCTGAGCATTACCATCTAGCAGTCCATCGTTACCACCCATTGCATGTTCATTACCGCCAGATTCTGTTTGAACCTGTCGTAACCATGCATTGGTATAAGTGCCGTTTGAAGGCAAGCCATTTTTAGCCAATGCCTTGCGGATCACACCGGCCCATCTTTGAACACCACTGCCGCCAGTTGGCTCAGGTGAAAACTCTTCTAAAGCTTTCTTGACCATGCCCAAAGCACCATCTTTAATCTTACCGACACTACCCTGTGCTACATCTAATGCAGGATGTTCCAACCCGGAATATGAGGTGAATTTATTAATTGCATAGTCTAAAACTCTGCCCGGATGCGTTACGTCGTCAAAGATACTTTCTGCAGTATCAACAACGGAACTCCAAGCGCCGCCAAGACTGCTAAACATATTGCTAAAATCTGGGAAGTTTATTCTAGGAAACGTAAAATTACCAATCCCCCAAGCATAATGCGGAATGTTCGATTGCATTAACTTGGCTGTATTTGTTGCATTCATAATCTTAGTCCCCGCTGGCATGTTAGCAATGATATTTCGTTGCTTAGGGAATATACCGATTTTTCCAGTGGGCAACTGATAAGCTTCTTGATATATTGAACCAGCCTGGTCATTGACCAATGCCGGCCCGCCCTTATGCGTCCCACCTGTTGCGAAGTTAGGAATTGACCAATGGTGTAATCCGCCAGCCGCTCCAGATGCGCCGACATGATTAAGAATCCATTTGACGCCATCAATTACACCGTTTACGGCCGATCCAATTACGCTAACAATAGCGTTAGCAATTCCACGTGCTGCATTTTTAACAGCACCAATACCATTGCTTAATCCTGATGCCATTCGTCCGCCGAGATTGCCAGCCCAGTTAGCTACGTTATCAAATGCATTGCTTGCACTGGATTTGATTGAGTCAAAATACGGACTAGTATTGTTGTGCATGGTTGCCCATGCATTAAGAGCCCCATCTTTCGCTGAATTAGCTTTACTTGAGATTGATGATCTAATGTTTTCGAACTTATCTGCAGCCGATTTTCTTAGATTCTCAAAATGTGAAGTTGCCGCATCTTTCAAATCGCCAAAGTGTTTCTTAGCATTAGCGAATGCTTCCTTAGCCTTGTCGCTGATTGCCGTTTTAACATCGTTCCATACTTTTGAAGTTGATTTAGATATTGAATCCCAATGTTCAGATACATACTTACCGAATAGAATGAACGGTGCTGCAGGACCCGTAAACATAAGAATTAATATATCGACGCCCCACTTTTGCAGGAACTTCATGATTCCATTCCACACTTTTTCAGTGACTACCTTAATATCATTCCACTTTTCACCAATCCACTTGCCAAGTTGACCAGCCTTCTCTTTCACAGTATCCCAGTTTTTCCAGAGTAGAACCCCAACCGCAATAGCGGCAGCAATCGCAAGTGCGAATGGTCCACCAAGCAGTGTAACAATGCCACCTAGTCCAGAACCAAGTAATGAAAGGGCTCCCGTTATGCCACCAATACCACTTAATGCGGACATTATTCCACTAACGACCGTAACGGCTGTTTGAACCATTGAGATAGCCTTCAAAGCAGTAGCGAATGCTGCAACAGCAATAACAAAATTTGAAAACCCTTCTGAGTGTTTACCAATCCAGTCACCGATAACTCCAAGCGCTTTTCCAATTCCTCCAAGGACAGAAACAATAACTCCACCCGTCCATTGTGCAATCGGTTTTAAGAAACTATCAAATAGCCACTTACCGGCAGGCTTTAGAGCCTCGATAATACCATTCAATAGTTTAATCGCACCAGATAAAGCGTCTAAAAATGTTGGTATTAGCTTTGTTATTGTGAAACTAGCTAGGGGTAGCAAAACATTCTTGTAGAACCAAAATAATCCGTCCCCAATATTTTTGGTTAGCGGTTGAATTGCCTTAAGTAATCCATCAACCGAGTTTAGTAAAGGTCTAAAATCAAGTGTTTTAGCCCAGTCTGCTGTTGCACCAGTCATCTTTTTAAGCGTATCTAACACAACATTTACTATACCCAAGATACCCGAAAATATTGATTTTCCAACATTACCGGCATTCCAAGCTTTATTAAATTGATCCGCTAAATTCCCAATTGTTTTAAAAATATTCGTAAAAATATCAAGGAGATTTGCTGCAATAGCCTGTCCCGTTCCGTCATTCCAAGCACTTCTAAATGATGTCGCGATAGAATGTAAGAGGTTCAATATGGAGTTAAAGGCATCAAAAATAGTTTGGATTAGTTTTGTTCCTCGTCCACCATCATTCCAAGCATCTTTAAATGCTTTCGCTATATCACCAATAATATTTAAAACATCGGCCAATAATTTAAGGATATTACCAATAAATACAGCACCGGTCCCATTTGTCCAAACTTCCATAAATGACTTACCGATAGCTTTAATTAGTCCGCCTACTTCTCGTAGGGCATATTTCCAAGCATCGATAACCCTTTTCCCATACTTATCCCACGCTTCTTGCATGGGTTTAAATAGATCAGCAAGAATTTTCTTTAATGCATTGGCTGCAGCAATGGCACCACCAAATTGTTCACCATCAGGAACATTAAAATTAGTACCAGGGACATCATCAAGTGAATCAGCAGATTGCAATGGTTGTTTATCGGGTTTTTGTTTATCGTAAGAATAATCAGGATTGTCTTCAGCTGATGAGAGCGTATTGATTTCATCAAAGCCCATCAAAGCGCCTTTTAACTCTTGTGCTTTCTTTTTAGTTTCTTGCATCTGTTTACGAGAAGCCTCATTTGCTGCAGCAGCAGATTCAGCCGCCTTTTTATTGGCTGCAGTAATCTGTTTATTGGTTTCTCTAACTTGTTTAGATGCTTCTTTGGATGCACTGCCTGTATCGTTAATTGCTCTAACCTGATTATAAAGTCCCGCTGCACCTTGTTTAGCAGCACCACGACTCATCCCAAATAGCGCTGAGGTAAATTGTGCAATATAACCAGTCGCCTTTACCAATACATTCATAAGCGCATTAATCGCTGGTAACGCTGCTGTGTAGATTGGATAGAATGCCGTTAGAAGATTAACTTTGATTTGGTTAAATGATGCTGCAAACCGGGCATTGGTCATCAAGGCACTGCCTAGTCCGGATGCCAACATCATAATTCCTTGATACATTAAGGTAAATACAACTAATTGGGAACCAAGCATTCGAACCGTTCCAGCTAAACCAGACATTGAATTTCTACTTTTTTCAGCCGATGAAGCCACTCTATTTAAATTGTTGGATCCGTTTCCTAAGAAAGAAAACTTATTCCCCAATTCGCTTAGATGATTCTTCATAGAACTAAAACTATTGTTAGTTCGCTTAGTCGCAACTGCTGATTTGTCTAACTCAGTATTAAGTTTCCCTAAAGCGCCATTCAATGCACTACTTCTGTCTTCAACCTTAGCATAGGTAGCGCCAAGTGAGTCGTTCTGTGCGATGAGTTTAGCCATTTTAGCTTCTTGCTTTGCAGCCTGATCACCAATCTTTGATGATTTAGCTGTTGCCTTTGAACCAAAGCCATCTGTGAAGTTCCCAGTTGGCATTTCAGCATCAGCTTGTTCTGCCCGTAAAGACTTAATATTAGCTTTCAGCCGATTAATAGCAGCTTCGTTTTGATCCATTGTTTGAGCAATCTTATTTAACGATGCTGGAATAGCGTCAAACTCCAACTGCATTTCTGCAGCAAGAGCTTTAGCTTGATTCTGATACCGTGTCATTCGTGCTTCAGCAGATGCCACTTGAGCATCAAACTTCTGTGCATCTAATGGATTCCCACTAGAGGTAGCAACAGCTTTCTTATTTTGAAGGAAAGAGACCTTTTGTTGGATTGCTCTGGCTTGATCCATCTTTGAATTAACATTATTGACTAGTTGATCAACTTCTTTGCCAACCTTAACTCTTGATGCGGCCATACCTTTAGCCATGCCATCGCCTGTTTTACTCATGGATGATTCTGCATTTTTTGACATGTTGTCGAACTGTTTTGACATGTTTTCGTTAATCTTTTTGACTTCATCAATTAACTTATTACTGCCCTTGCTGATGTCCATAGACTTTTCAGTCTTATCCATTGAGGCACCAGTAATCTGTTCGACTCTGCTAAACACCTTCTCAAAAGCCGGATAAATCTTTTCAAGTTGCTCATTAATCCGACTGAGATTGGCATCAATATAGACCTCAAGCGTTTCTAACTCCATTCACTCACCTCCTATTCATTCTTTTTTCGTTCGTTAGTAGCCCTAACTGACATAGCCTGTTGCAGTAAAATAGCCTGATCACTTTGCCATTCTTCTGGCTCAGCTTGATCAGGCTTATTATTTAATGTGTCTGGTTGACGTTCTGCATTGTCATCCATAAAGCTGTAGTGCTTTTCAACAGATGGCATCTTGCTTGGGTCATTGACAGCAAATGCCATGAGTTCTGCTGTCTTATGGTCCATTACCGCACGCTCTTTAAGTATGATTCTGTGATGTTTAATTGTCGCAGTAATGTGAACCATAATTTCATCAAACGTCATCTGCCAAAACTCGTCAGCCTTGATGCCATTTTCCACAGCATATGGATAAATACCATAGAGTAATTCGGTCACATTTTTAAATTCAGGTTGGGTTATAGGGTTTCTTCCGGATTTGTAACTTCCGTTGGCTCCCCGTCTAGAGTCATTTCTGCTGATTCCCCATCTGTCTTGGTATCGTCCTTCTTCTTGCCGAAAAAACCAGCTTCATCCAATAATTCTTGAATGACATTATTTAAATCCATTGGTGTGTTGCCTGCTTCGAGATACTTTTCGAAACCACCAATCATATCTTTATCAGTAATACCGTGAATTTGATTTGCACCTTGTAATACGATTAATAGCTTGTTGGTGGCGGGTAATACTACCCCACCATTGCCACCCATATAAAGTGACATGATTGATGTGCCTAAGCGCTTTTCAATGTTTAAGATTGCCTTCCCGTTTAATCGTAGGTCTAACATTAGACCGCCTAAGTTAAATTGTTTACCGTTTGTCATGTTTGTTTCCTCCTAAGTTTTATCTATGCTGCAGTAACAGTTACTGTGCATGTTGCAACAAATGAACCATCATCTGTTTTAAATGTGATTTTAGCTGTACCAACCGCAATAGCAGTTATTTTCCCGTTTTGATCAACTGTAACGATTGAAGTTTTGTCGCTAGCCCATTTACCAGCTTTATTAATGGCATCCGTGGGAGTGACGGACGCGGTTAGTGTTTCAACAGCACCAACCTTTAAGCTTAAGGTTGTTTTATTAAGTGTGACTCCCGTTACGCTTTTGGGGCTGCAATATAAGGCCCATCAGAAACCACAACCGTGATTGTGTAATCCATGCTCTTATTAACTTCAGCATTACCTAATTTAAGCGAGAATGCGCCTTTAAACGTTACCGTTAACCCATCCGGATAAGTAATTTTCCAATCGTATTGCTTGTCTGTTCCTTGTTTATCAAGCAATTGATAGAAGTTCTTACCTTTGTAAACAACACCAAAGGCTAAGTTAGTTGAATCTTGCAAACCTGCAATAGCTTTCTTCTTGTCGTCTTCAAGTGACGTAACATCAACCTTTTCTGGATCAGACCCAATATCTGGAACTGTCTTGACTGCAGCTACTTCGACAAAATCTGTTTCTAAACTAGATTTAAAGGCTAGTTTCGTCCCTTTGGTAAGTAAACCCAGACTAGGGTCTACGAATGTTTCTGCAAATTTTTGTAAATCAGTTTTTAATAACTTCATTTGAAATTCCTCCTAATTTTGAAATACCATTCTACGTTGGTTATCAACCATCGCATTGAATACTAAAGCGGTACGTTTTACGCCTGCTAAATTTTGGTCTCCTGAAGTGTAAGAAAACCCTAACTTAACAAGCTCATTTACTAACTTGTTTGAGATTTCTGTAAGAGAACCATGATCGTTAAACAAATCGATGGAAACAGTCCAATCAGTTTCTAGTTCCTGCTTATCAGAATCGATAAAATGCGGCTTATGTGCGGTGTGGTAGATTGCCGCAGGGAACTTAGTTAACTTATCTGGATAACTTGTCCCGCAGTAGTTTAAATCTGTCTGTTTAGACAGAATATCTGCCACAAGCTGTTTAATATTAATAATCTCCAAATTAACCACGCAACTTTCTAAGTTGTTTCTGGACATTAGCTTTATAGATTTCAGGAGCTTGCCGTTTCGCCCCTTTAATGGCAGGCATGAGCGCTTGTCTGGCAGGTTGCCCATTTGTTCGATAGAACTTCTTACCTTTGATAGTAATCAACGGCATGCCATACAGAGCGTTTAAATCGGGCAACCCTTCAGCAGGAATAAACCAAGGAGTCTGCCGATATACTGGCGTGACTCCTTCAGGTAACTCCTTAGGTGACGCTTGCCCAACTTGACCAGTACCTAACTCTCGATAGATTGCTGTTGGGTTATCAGACCAAATCCGACCAACAACATGCCCGTTGCTATTAATAACAACTTCATCCTTGTATGAACCGGCGGTCTCGCCACTCCCATGTTTGGTAGAAGATTGAATCTCGCGCACGGTATCAGCCCTAGCAAGCTCAACAATATCAAAGTTAGCATCCCAAATAGCGTCTTCTAAAACTTTAGGTAGCCTATCAAGCTTTGCCTTGAGTTGGTTCATCCCTCTTACTTCTACTTTCACCATCTTGCTTAATCCTCTCTAGAGTCATGTTTAGATGATTGCTGTAAGTGTTGATTGCTACAATCCGGTAATCAGGATCATCTTCCGATGCAACATTCAAGCAAATACCGTCTAACTCATTATGGTTTTCTTTGATTGCATTACCTACATACTTGGCGTTGGCAAAGTAACGTAGTCGCTCACCGTACAATTCGGCTGCGACTTGCCCTGATGCAGGTTGGACATTCATCATTAGCTTTTGACCATCATCATAGGTAATGATTTCATTCAGCTCATCGTCATGCCCTACTACTCTTTTCCGTAAAAAAACCGCTACTAAATCGCTTCGTTTGAGTCTCAATATAAAGACCTCGCTTTAGCAATTCGGTAACGATTTAATTTGGAACGAATATTTGTAGGAATTCCTACTTCGAAGTTCTGAGCAACGCCGCCTTCAGTTCGAGCTGTCTCACCCTCGACATCAAGTTGATTGAACGCAACCTTAGCAATCTTCTTAGCGTAGACGTACATGCCATCTTGCATCTTATCCCGATTAGTATAATCAAGAACCTCAGTGATCGCATCGTTGTACAAGTCAGCAATCAAAGCCGCATCACTATCCTCTTCAGATGTAAGACGCTTCAACGCAGTTAATTGTTTACTTTTTTCATCGCTCACAACAATCACTCCAATTATTTAGTTAGATCAATGGTTGCTTGGAATACTTCATCAACAGCAGCGAATGATGGAATCATTAAGCCTGATGCTTTAGTCCATGTCCCCACTGGGTCAATCGTTGAACGATAAATGCCGGCATAGACATTACCAATCATTGATGATTCAATATCACCGGCACCCGTCAATGCGATTTCTTCAGGCGTTGGCCCCCATACTTTTTCGCCAAGCAAGTCATCATTCATCATCACAAAGCTATTTTCTGGGAAGTAGCGTTCCGAGATATATTTCCCGTTTTTATCTTGTGTTTTGTACTTGTTATCATAGGTGCGGATAACAGGTAATCCATGAGCTTGCATGAAGGAATCCAAATCGGCCATCCCAATTGTTCTGCCTGAATCTTTACCGAAAATGGCAGCAATCACTTTAGGATGACGCATAAAGATACGCAAAATTTTATTTGATGTTAAAACGCGAGTTGGTGCAACATCTAGGCTGTCTGACCAGTCTTCTAAGTTTTTGATCGGATCACTTGCATCATTAGTCCATGATTCAGCGCCTGATAATGCAGCTTGGTGTTTCTTGTCAACCGAATAGTCTAAATTAGCATCTAAGCCATTACCTTTGATAGTGATTTTACCGGTGGATAGCATTTCCATTGTCATCTTTTCAGCACGAGCTTGGACACCTTGAACTAAAGTATCAATATCATTATAAACACGTCCTTGAAGGTACTCGCCTTCTTGTGGTGTCCGTGGATTTTGTAGTGCGATCAAATCTTTTTCTTTGATTTGCATTTTACGTTTGATCAACGCTAGTTCAAGCGTTTGAGCGCTAGCTTCGCGGCTACCAATTTCAGCTTCACTATCAAATGCTGATACTGATGCAATAACTGGGGTCATACTACCAGCATTAATCTGATCTAGTTCTAACGACTGAGTCTTTCGAGATGGAAATAAAGTGTCACCAAGCATTTCAGGATAAGCACGGTTCCGCGTGTAATCTAAAATATCTTTCTTAGTAAACACTTCTAAAATGTCCGCAAAATGTTGCAAATTCATAATTAATTGTTTTTTCATGTCTGTTCCTCCAATATTCTAATTATTTACCTGTTTCAGCTGGTTCATCTTTCTTTTCAACGTCACGCCACTTGATTGAAGTCATAGCTTTCATAGCTTCATCGGTTGGCATTACTGGCAATCGTTGTGCCAATAACCAACCTTCAACAATTAAACCAACTGGTTGTGGCCCGTTTGATACGTTAACTTCATGAATCGTAATTCCTTTTGCTTTACCATCGTTTGAAGGGAATACTGTGCCAGCAGGTACAACTTTGTGGCCTAAATCATCAGTAATAACACCCACTGTATTTTCATCAACTTGTTCAGTGAACGAAATAAAATGTTCACTTGCTAAAAAGTTGATGTCTGACATTGTAACTTTCTTTCCTACGTACATAATTAGTTCCTCCTAATATTTTTTATCCCAAATAGATTTTTGGGCTTGCTGACTAGCATTGCGTTGTTCGGCTAACGATTCACCAACAGATTGGCTACCACCGACACCACCGCCGGTTGAACCAGGCACTTCAGACGAACCTGCCAATTTCTTATCAACGGCTTCCTTAACAGCGTCTCGATAACCTTTAGTAACATCGCCATAAACAGCTTCTAGATTATCTGTATCTGCCAAAGCCGGTTCAAAAGCAGCAACTAATCCAACTGGTAATCCGTCAGCAGCTAGTTTTTGAGTGATGTTTGCGCGATTTTCAGCGATAGTCACTTTTTGTTCGCGATCAGCTAATTCGGATTGTTGTTGTTCCAAGTCGTGTTCGCGTTGTTCATCTGGCGTCATATCCTCATACGCCTTTTGTTGCGATTGTTCTTGTTTCCAACCTTCCTTTAACTTTTCAGCAGACTTAGCAAACTTCTTGTCATACCAGCTATCTAGTTCAGATTGGTCGGTAAAAGTAATTTGGTTTGGATTTGGGTCTTGTCCACCTTCTCCACCATTACCGCCAGCAGCGCCTTCTCCCTCACCGGGTCCACCTTCTCCGCCATCAGCGAATAGTTGTAACTTCATTGGTAAGACATTTGGAAATAATTTGACATGTTTCATTTGAAATTCCTCCTAAGCAGCTCATGCACACCAATTCATTCCACAAAAAATAAGCATCCCATGAACATCATCTCTGACCCACACACAATGCTTATCTCTAAATGTGAAACACTTAGCCCACACACGCTGTAATTTGCCCAGTTTAAAGACATTTGACAGGTCTCAAATAATTCATTTTCGAGTAACAGCCTTTTTCCCGTGCTTATCGATTAGCATCTGTTCCCAATCCCTGTAAGTATCATCAGTATTGAGCTTAAACGTCTCGCCAGTAATAGGATCATTAGCGGTTCGATTACCGCCATACTTGGCGTAACTAAACCAAGCGACCGCAACCGTTCGACACCAGGGATGCAATGGTGGAAAGTTAACATTAACAATAGCTTTATCAACATCAAAAACCTTTCCGTCGATATCCCGACACTTTTGAGAAGTCCGAAAATCTAGCACAGCCACTAAAGAATACTTTTCAACGCCATGTGCTTTCCACCCGGCTAATTTAGCCTGATTGTGTACATGATTAGCTTCAGTCCGGATTAAACGCCTAGCAACACCGATACCAGTGTTAAATTCCTTGGCAATCCTCTCAGCCATTTCACGTTGACTCATACCAGTCATTTCAGATACAGCAAATAGTTCTTGCAGCTTCTTGGCCAACAGATCAGTATCATTCCAGATTCGCTTAGAATAGTTGCTACCGAGCCACGGTGTATCAAGTATCTGTTTAACTTCTTTGGTAGATAACTCACTAAATGCATCAGCATCAGCATTATCAGCCTTTATTGGCGTAGTCTCTTCGGGTTTAACAAACTCAATTTGATTGGTCTCATGATTAACCCTCGGAACCGTTTCTCCTTGATAGACACCCTCCTTAGCTTGAACGTTGCCTATAATCGCCTCTCTAGAAGCACTGGCATAAGCATCTTTAACCGCATTGACATAATAATCAGTTGATTGCTCCAATTGCACATCTGCTAATTGCTTAGCAACAATATAAGCCTTAGCCTTCAGTTCTTCCATCTTGGTGATTCGTGACTTAGCAGCCACCCAATCAAGATATTCTTGTACTTTAATCTTAGTTTCTTTATCATCGATTGTTTTAACCGCATTCTGCAAAGTTACTAAGGCCGCAGCTGGTACCGTATTGTTTAGAGCCGCCTTTGCTTGAGCTTCAGTTAATGAAGTTTGCCCATCGTATCGCTTGTATAACTCATCGACCGCATTAGTGAGGTACTGTCTAGCTTGGTTATAAACGTTAATAACTTTCCGTTCGTACTCGTCACCACGTTTAAACAGCTTCTGTTCCTCAAGTGCTGACCGTAGCTCCCAATAAGTAAGCTTGTCCTTATCAGCCATATTTACGCCTCTAAGCTAGTTAACTGTTCTACCGTCAAGTTGTCCGGATATTGTTCCGCAATGCTTTGTAGCCCCGATAGTAGCGTATGAGTGAGCGTTGTGTTGACTAAACTGGATTGAATATCGCCAACTGAGATAAAGCCGTTATCATGATCGACGCTAACATCGTTTCGTAACTCATTAGTAATAGCAATCGTGAGCGCTGAAACGCCCGCACAAACAATATCCATACCTTTTGGCAAGAACAAAGCATGACCGCTAATCCGATAGCCCGTTATCTGTTTGCTTTTGTTTAGTTGAAACGTCGCCTTGATCATCACGATAACCTCCTTTGTCGTCTGGTTTGTCATCTAAATTGCTGTTACTTGGTTGACCCAAAGCTTTTTGGTTCTGTTCGATGTCATCCGCTTTTTGTTTATCCAACATTGCTACCACTTCCGCAGGATCATCAACACCAGGTAACCAGCTTAATGTGATTTCACGTGGGATAAAGCCGTCAGCATTACGAATGTTGTTGATGATATCGGTTAAGTTAACAGGGATGTTAGGCGTGATATCAATCTTCGTGCCTTTCACATCAACATCTTGCGACTTAACAAGCATGATGTTCTGCATCAATTCTAAACGTCGTCTTAATCCTTTAACTAAGTAGCGAGATTTCATACTCATGAGGTTCAATAAACCAAATAACTTATACTTCATGGCTTCACCTGAAATATTACCTGCAAACTGTTCGTCATTGAGGTTGGGTACATAAGTAATCTTATGAATGTCATCTTGCAATGATTTAATTAACACTTGCAATTGTGATTCATCAAACTGCTTAGTTAGCCACTCAACAGAAGCACCATCATTTCCTTTACCCGGAGCTTCAATCATTCCGTTCTTTAGTTCACCTTCAATCTTGAATCCATATACAACTAATAATGCGTCAATAAACGCTTCCTTGTCCGACACACGATCAGATTGAAGTACGTTATACGCATCAATTAACGAGATAGCCTGTTCAAAGTCGCCTTGCTTCTCTTCGTTATTACGATACTCAATAATCGGAACACCACCAAAATAGTGCTCCTTATACTTAGGTTTACCAACATTACCAGTAATCATTCTTAGCCCAGAAACAGTTCGATAACTAAGCACGCCTTTAGCAGTGTATACCTTAACTAGATAGCCATTCTCACGACCGTTCAAGTCGAACTTCTTTTGATAATGAATACCAAATAAGGGATTCTTTTCTACTGAGTCATCGGTGACTAATACAACACCACGCGGATCAATTGATTCAATCCGCTCTTCAGTTGTCGTATCGTCGATTGCTTTCAGATATAACAACTCGTAAGCTACTCCGAATACAGATAAGTCTTTCTCCAATTCAGTGTCGTGTGAAACGATGTCCATTGCATCAAATGAGTCCTGAATTGCTTTGATATTCTTATCAGGTGCAGCGGTATAACTAAATGGATTACCAGTTACAAAGCCAACAGCCATATCAGTGACGTATTTAGCATGATTGATAACTATCTTGGTATTCTTACTGTTTTCATTTAGCTGACGATTTAACACATCATGTTTACCATTGTAATAGCGGTCTAACTTGTCAAAACGCTGCTTGTTCTTAGCTTGTTTCCGTAACACATAATCCAAGAGTTCAAGGCTAGGATTATTAACGTCCCCAGCCAGTTCTCTATCAATTGGAAATCCCAAAATATCCCTCCTAACCAAAAAGGCCAGCCGGTTTGGCTGACACTTTAGCTGTTCTATTCTTGTAAATAACCATAAATACAAAGTAACGCATTGCGTCCATACTATGATCATGTTCTTTGACTGGTTTATCTTCGCCACGTTGCTCCGCTTTGATATCCCAGATATAAGATGCAAACTCTTTAAACACGTTTGAACATTTATTACTAAACTTAATCTGCCCAAGGTTCAACGCTGTTTGAGTAGCACGAATACCGTCAAGCACATCATTCTGTGCCTTAATAACCGTGAATCCCATGCTTCTTAGCTTAGTTATAAACGATGCTGCAGACGGATCAATGATAATCTGCGCCTTGATACCATCTAAGAACTTAATTAGTTCATTAGCATATTGTTCATCAGTGCGTTGGTGCTTAGTTTCACGTCCCGAATAGTAATTCCTTGATGCAATACCAAACACCGTTATTCAATCCCCACAGCAAGAATACAGTCGGATTAAGCGTCCCATAATCACAGGACACATAATACTTACTGAAATGCATGTCTTCTGGGATATCTTCAGACATTGTTTGCCTGTCAAAATTGTCGTAGATAACACCTTCAGATAGCACCCACAGTCCTAAGATGTAACGCTGGTAGAACACACCGGAGTACATTCTTTCGTATCGCGCACGTACTTGCTCACTTAAAGATGGATTATCGTTCATTGTAAAGTGAATATGCAATGCATTCTTTTCGACAATCTTATCTATCCACTCAAGTTTGAACCAATGATATGGGCCTTCCGGATTCATATTAAACCAAAGCTTAGAGCCATCAACGGAACAACGTGCTGTTGCTTGGTTCACAAACGATTGTGGCATCAATGCAACTTCATCAAAGAAGAAACCTGCAGCCGTTAACCCTTGTACTAAGTCTTGTGCAGCTTCATCTTTACCGCCAAAGATAAAGAAACTATTGGTCACTCCATTTTTGGTAATTTCGAGCATGTTATCAGCACGCTTATCTTTAACACGATAACCGCGACTGGTCAGCATTCGCTTAAGCGGCCGCACAACGTTACGCCGGAATGAACCGATTGTTTTACCAGCCATTCCAAACTGTTCATTTTCAAACTCTGTCATTGCCCACAATACATACGACAGTGACATGATCAACGTTTTACCGGCACGAACAGAGCCATCACAGATAACAGCCTCTTTATCTTTAGTAGCCGCGTATCTCCACCATGTTAAAACTTGCATCTGCTTGCGAGAAAAAGGCGTGAACTTAAATACATTACTCATCAGACCACACATCCTTCGCTGACTTGTCAATGGCCTCTAAGAAACCATCGTCGTCATCTTCATCAGGATCATTATCACCATTCTGAATCTTCAAACGGTCAATTTGAGCCTGCATGAGTTGCCCTTTAAGGGTCTGTTTCTCACCTACATAGTTCACTAGAAAGTCTAAAGCTTTTTGCTTATCGTATAATTCGATAACAGGTCCATCTTTACCCATCTTTACTGTTTTGATAAGAGATGTATCAACCTTGGCCTTATCTTTAAACATGACATACGATCTATGCGATTTAATTGGATTACCGTTATCGTCTAGCAGCTCTCGTTCATCTTCATCAAGGATAGCTGATTCTTGTCCACCGAACTCTACGTAATCGCCAATATCAGCGAATGCTTGCTTGGCATACTCCTTAGCAATGTCATCAGCTGTAACAAATAGATCGTTAGCAATCTCGCCACGCAGCTTATCGATTTGCTCACGCACACTAGCATTTCCTAGCAACCTTGGGCCATTTACATTAGCTGTTCGATAATCAACGTCATAAGCTTGCATATAAGCCCATGTGGCATTGAATCGTTGCAGATAGTACAAGCAGAACATTTTCTGTTGGTCGTTTAGCCCGTCATTAGCAGATAATGACTCTACTATTTTGGGTGCAACCTTTTCAACTTTGTGTGCACCCTTTTCAACTTTGTGTGCACCCTTTTTACTTTTAGGGTGCACCACTTTTTTATTTGGCCCACGTTCCCATCCATTACGCTGTTTCCATGACTTCACGGTATTAATAGACACATCATATTTATCAGCGATGTCTCTGTACTTCATCCCCGATAAATAGTCTTTCTTTGCATCATTTCTTGATTCATCATGCATTACATAGCACCGCCCTCCTTTTTATTAATTTAACCTCTGAGTTTCACAATTTCTTTTTTAAATCGACCACAAAACGTATATTATTTTCTGATGTATAATATATGATTGAAAGGTGGTTTTATAATGAACCAAATTAAAATTCCAGGGCATCCCAATATTACTCTAATGTCCAATGCCCAAAAACCAGAGTCCATTGATTCTGCAGCTGATTATATTAGCATCATTATCAATACTATGAACAAATTTTTTAATAAGAAATTATCTGAGGATTTAACTGTTAACATTGAGCCGAATTTCCCGGGACCTAAAATCATGAAATTTTCACAATCCCATAAAGCTATTTTTTTGACACCAAGTAATAATTTATCTTGGTCTCAAATCGCATATCAATTTAGCCACGAATATTGTCATGCTCTCATAAATTCAACGTATACAGATGAAAGATATTTATGGGTTGAAGAAAGCTTTTGTGAGACTGCATCAAAATTCATGCTCACTGAGTTATCAAATATAAGTTACAGCAACCCCTTCTACGAACGATACAAACTTAATTTTGCTGAATATCTTAATACTCCTTGCAATCTCTCACCTTCTAATCCATGGAACATACATGACTTAGAGCATTATCAAACCGAGTTGACTTTAGAATCACATAATCATACCAATCGACCTTTAATTGATTATGTCTCAACAAAACTAATAACTATTTTGACTAAAAATCCAGCTTTATGGTCTGATATCACATATATAGCAAAATTCTCTACAGAAAAAAGTTTAGAAGATAATATAATTGATTGGAATAACTGGCACCCAAACACCATTACTTTTAAACCGATTTTTTGTGTCTCTGATTAGCAAATGATTCTATGCAATTTTCAACTGTTTTTCTCCAATAAAATACGCCGCTCATCCGAACGACGTTTCTCCTCTTTCTTTTTCTGCTTGAGCCACTTCTCTAAACGGGCATCAGCCGCCGCCCATTCAGGTGTTTCGTAGCCGTATTTTGAATGTATTAGTTTCACAATCGGCAATCACCACCTTTACTTTATGCATTAAAAAAGCCATAACCATTCGGCTATGACTTATTTAGTTCTGCCATTGATTGTAAACGTTAACTGTCCTATAATGAACCTGTCAGGCACCCCCAAACACCTGGCACATATTGGATTATACTTCCAAATTTCGACTGCCTTATGGTGGTCGTTTTTTTGTTGCACTAAAAAAGACGGCCTAAGCTGCCTTAAAATGAATTAATTTGTTCTTACAACACTATTATTTAATATTGCACTAATTCTTTGCTCGATTTGATCTTGTAATAATGTAATGCCTTTGTAATCCTCATCGTAAAATATTGTGTAATCGCCAGCTATATCAAATGGCAATTTGCCGCCATAGTCCTCATTCCTACTTTTATTACTGCATATAGAAATAACTTTTTTTCCTAAAGTATCGCAGATTCCTAATTCATAAAATACATTTGGATTTTTTCCGCTTAAGTCAGCAATAATAAATCTTGAAGTGCAAATATCTTGCCAGATATTCTCAACAATATTATTCCCTCGGTTTGGATCAAAAGTATCCTCAGACTTAATAATGTTACAATTTACCTTGTCATTTTTTTCCATTCTATTTTTTACAGCATCATAAGCATTTAAAGGGCCTTTAGTAAAGGGGAGCACATAAAACGCTTGATTTTCTTTTACAACCATATCTCTAGCTTTAAATTTAGGGTTAATATCCATTAAATTCACTCTTTTCTTTATATTATTTACAAATTCTTGAGCGCCGTTATTAATGTCCTTCCACACAGTGGACATGTTATTAAAGACTTCCATTTTGCCTGCATCAAAATTAGAATTCAGCTCTTCGGCTAGTTTATGAAATTTTTCAGTATAGTTGACAATAAAAAATACATTTGGGCTGGTTACAGATTCTTGAATAACTTCATTCTGTAGCGTATTGACATGAAATGACATGAATACGTTATTAGAATACCCTAGCTCTCTTTCGCAAATTTCTGTTATAAGAGATTTTAAACCTTCCTCACTATCTATATTCTCGTTATCATCTTTAGCAGCGCTGAACATTGTGCTCCCTCTTAGAGCGTTATCCCTTGATAATCCTACTACAATAATTTTACCATTAGACGCTACACAACAATGAAATGGGCTTCTAATCACCATATCATTTTCATTAATGTTCTCCGACAAGCATTTAGAATATATTTGAGATATTACGCCATCCATGAAATTTAAAAATTGCTCATATGTTAGCCCCCAATAATCTTCTCTAACCGATCTTGCACTAAAATTTAGAGCCTCAGTAAAATACGCCATAATTTTCACCCTCCAATAAATCTATAATACAAAACCCCAGCCATAAAGGCTAGGGCTACTGGAGGTGAAGTATGTGCCATCACTGGCAATATCGCAGGTGTGGATTTGCACCACACAATTGCCGTTTTAAGGCGTAAAGACGCTTTACTATTCCGCCGCTGCGATAATATCCTAGTCGGGACTCGAACCCGAATCGTGACCGCAGGTGCACTTCCGCGCTGCTCTATTTAAGCTACTAGGAATGGTTAGGTCCGCGATCATCCACGGCAACAACGTGCTAACCCCACGCTTCCAGCAATTAGAATTGAAGTCGATTAACCTAACAAAGTTTGATTAACGCTAATTGCTGAGGATTGTATTTTTGGCAACAGCGCGACCACCGTTTTCCGCCGGTGATTACTGGTCACAGTTTAAGCGCGCTTTACTAATAATCCATAATACTAATTTATCACGGAAATACGGCTAATAACCACAGACAATCCGCACAAAAACCGCACTTTTTATTTCTTGAACTCGTGCAAGTCTTCAATCATGAATGCATCTGCAAATTGCAGGCATGCCCGATTCTTATAATATCTGAATCGAGTTTCACCATACCCGCTTTCAAGCTGAGCTGCTGTTACAGTGTTTTCTTTTACATAGATACTCCATAGAATCTTCTGACTAATAGCGTCGCAGCAATCAATAGCTTCACGGCAACGTGCTACTACTTGCTTTGCATACAGTCTTTGGGTCAACGTCTCTTCCATTTGATTATTTACGGATCCACCCTTTGGCATATCAGTAATGACCGGTGACTTGATACCACTCACATTTCTATGACTATAGCGTTGCATAGTGGGTAACTGTACTTTAAAGAAATGCTTTACTTTATCAATCGTTGCTTTTTCGTCGACTTGTGGAAATAACTCATTAAATGAAACCATGCGTATACCCCTTTATTTTGTTATAATATAGTCATTCGAACTAATAAGTATGTAGAAGTCGCCGGCCAGGGTGGCTTTTTTTGTGCCTAAATTAGATTGTAATTAAACCAGCGCTATTCATCTTCATCACTCCAATCCTCAACTAAATCAATCGTTTTCACCCCAAGTGCCATAGCTATTTTTTGAAGTGTCACAATCGTTGGTCCGTTAACTGAGCCACCGTCAATTAACCTTTGAATTCCCGCGGTTCCGCCGACAACCATAGCTAAATCAAATTTTTTCATCCCAGCTTCTGCCATATACCTAACTACGTTTTCGCGGACAATTTCAACAATATTCCTTTCGCCCATCAACTAAGCCCCCATTCGCCGAACGCCTTCATTACCTCGTATTCCTCTCGCTGTGATAAATGGTAGTAATACTTCACATATAACTTGATTAATCTGCTGATTAGTTAGTGCTTTATAAGCCAAATACTCTTTTGGATAATCTCTTTTAATCATCACCATGTGGCTATTCATCCAGACTACGGTTCGAACTACATCTTGCGCGTGGTCTTCGAATGCCCATTCAAAGAATCGCTTGAATAATTCTTGTTCAATTGTCATGTAGCCATCTCCTAATAATTGGTAGCTTCAACCCAGCTGTAGTTGAAGTCCCGTTTGATCAACGGCTCTTTGTCATTAAGCGGCTTAGTAACACCTTGCGTAATAACTTTGAAGTCATTAGTCCGAACAACCACAGCTTCAACCGGATGGCCATACCTCATAGCAAACAACCGGAATCTAAGTTTGTTCGATTGATCAATCCCATAAGGCCCAAGGCTGTTTTTGACATCATACACGTGCAGCCAATTACCGGATGGATCGAAGATAATAAAGTCCGGCGTATATGCGATTGATGAAATATTGCCGCCTTGGATTTCTTGTTTTGGTTCAACAATGAAACGCGGGTGAACTTCAAACGGTAGCCCGCAATCCTTAACAAATCGATTGTAAAAGTCAAACTCTTTTTTGGAATCAAATTTAAAGCCATCCGCTTCTATTTTTTTGCCGCGCTTGTTTAACGCTGTCGGGCTTTGCATCAGTCGCCCTCCTTTTCCATCTCAACATATCCCCAAACGAATAACACAAAAATCAAGATGATGATTGATGCTTTAATAAACGTCTCGCCCTGTGACGTAAACAGCCACCAGAAAATATCCCAAAACATTAGTCCGCCTCCAACAATTCCGGATTATCAAATCTGTTGCCAACAACATTACACCCAAGACAATCGATTAAATCGTTATCGCCACAACTAAATCTGCCATAATCGTATTCAACTTCGTAGCAGAATCCTTCGTCATCTGGGTCTTGCAGAATATCCCCTTCATAAATCTCAACGCCATTCATATCCTTCAAGCCGGTGTACTGCATGAGTTCGACTTCGTTCGTAAACTTGTCATACACATACTTGTCTAATATCGAGAAAGTTCTCCCTAACTTGTCTACTGCCCAATAAAAATCAAGAAACGTCTTTCTATTTTTGTGCCACGCCCTAAACTTAATCTCTCGCATGTTAATCCTCCTTCGACTGCTAACGCGGTCTTTTTATTTTGGTTTACTTTTGATTACGTCTGTATAGCTTGATATGTCAGCATTCTTACTTTTGATTTACTTTTGAAAAGTAGCCCTTAATGTTCGTGTTCTAAACCCGTCGATTTCGACGGGTTTAAACTGTTTCAATTTTTGCAACAATTCGATTAGTGGTTATTACGGATAATGTAACAACCACTTACATTTGATTATTCGTTCATGTTTGACGATTATGCATTAATCTTCAAATGCTAATTCTCCTAACGACTGCCAATGTGGTCTTTTTATTTTGGTTTCTAAATCATCTAAAATCACTTCAAATATGGCTCCTATGATGGAATTACAGACAAACTGTTCGATATAATACATCATAAAGGAGC